GCAAGCGCCGAGACCGTCTCGCCCTCGAGGTGCCACAGGCCGCGCAAGGTCGTCGCCGTCAGCCGCCACTCATCGAACGGCACATCATCGTTCGGGAACGCCGAGACGATGGTCACGATGGCTAATTCCTGGTCAATGACCGTGGTGATCTCTGCACGAGCAGAGCGCCATATCTCGTTCTCCTCGTCGTAGTACCGATGCACGATCTCACGCCCGACATCCCCCGCAACAAATACAGGGTCATTGATGGTGATGAACTCGCCACTTTCAGACACGATGAACTCGTCCGCTTCACTCGCAATCTCAAGGCTTGAGGTCACCGTCGCCAGTACGTTGGTCGAACCGGCAGTCTGGTAACCATCCGCAAGAAACAGGTCGGCAGGCACCGGGGCGTTGAACTCAAGGGAGGCATCGAGGTACCCAGCACCTTGGATGTCATCGCCCTCCTCGAGCGACTGCCCGATGTACTCGATGAACCGCTGCGTCCGGGTCACATCGTCCTCGGTCGTCAACTGGTCAGAACCCTCGGTCAGCAAATTGCCACCGGCCTCGAGCGCGAGCTCATACGGGAAGTCACCCTCGATGGTACGAGAGACCACCAGCCACACATCGTCCAAGTCCCCGTTCGGGCTCGGGATGATCTGCACCGCCTCAACCTTCGCGTCGTTCCCCGCGATGGGATGCTGGTGCCAGCCGTAGATGTTCTGCTCGCGGTCGTAGGTCAACCCGATGAGTTGCCCGTTCCCCAGGACGCACCAGATGATGTCATCCGGCTCCTTCTGGTATTCCATATCCACGATGCCGGAGCGCGTGATCTCGGGGTAGAGCACGTTCATGTCCCGAGGTACAAACGCATCCACCTGCAGGTCGAACCGCAGTTCCATGATGCGCCGCCCACCCACGCGGGCGAAGATGACCGCATCCTCGACCAGAGTCGGCTCAAGCTCCATCGACCCCTCGGCACTCTGCAGGTCGAACTTCACGTTCTCCGGGCCGAGCGGGGCAGTCGTCACGTTCTCGCGGATGGCGATTTCAGCCCCCGCAGTCCCGACGATGAGCGCGTTACCCGGACGCAGCCACCGCACCTTGTCCACATTGCCGACCGCGAGCGTCAGGTTGAGCGCGTTGTCGGCAAGGATCTCGCCCATCGTATCGACAGCATGGGATGAGTAGTCCCCAGCGACCGAGGCATACACATCCTGCCCACCGCCCCACCACAGCCGGTCGCGCCAGAACGCCGTCTTGTAGGGGTAGGCCGCGCCCATGCCCAGCCCCCACGCGCCCACACGGTATGAACAGGAGGCCGTCGAGAGCAGTTCGTTCGGAGCCACGCCGGGACCCACCACATCAGCCACCACCTGCGTCGTGCTCGTGACCGAGGTGATCTTGAGGATGACATAGCCCGGATGCAGGAACTTCCACAACACACCCGTGTTGCCGTCGTAGTCCTGCCCCTCCTCGTGAATGGGCCGGATCGCGCCGGTCGTGGCGCTGTTCATCGCCTCGTAGAATTTGCCCGAGGACTTGCGGATGTCGCCGATCGTGATGGACTTCGCCGGTTCCCACTGCGTCGTCGTGATGTTCACCGGCTGCAACCGCAGGAGCATCCCCACGGAGTCGTTGTCGAAGATGGCAAGGCCAGAGGTCACCGTGACACTGCCGGTCGTCGCGGTCACCGAGAAGTTCACCTTCGCGTCCGGCTCACGCTGGAACGGACCATCGGTCGGCGCGTAGTCCGCAAAAACCCAGCTCGTGTTCCCGCTGCGCGTCAGGGTCTGCGGCTCATACCCCTCGCACCCGACATAGAGCACATCGCCAGACTGCGCAATGGACAGCGCCGAAGTGTTCTCAGCCGTAAACAGGTCCTCAATCGCATACGGACTCGGGATCGTGTAGACCCGCGCCACGTCGCCATTGCCACCGTAGGCCGTGTACCCGGTTGTGTCGATCACACCGCCGTCGATGTCGTAGAGCTCGAAAGTCTTGGCTCCGGTTTTGACATTCGTCACCTTCACATACCGGCCATTCACTTGCGTCATCCCGGCGACCTGCGAGATGTACATCCAGTCGCCGTTCGACGGATCTGCACCCACATAGGTCAGCACACCCGGACTCGCCTGCGAGATGTTCGAGATGTCGAGCGGGTCCTCGAGCACCACCCCACGGTCGGTGAAGAACCTGCAGTAGTAATCGCCGAACTCGATGACATACGCCTGGTCGAAGGCAAACTCAAACCGCTGCAGCCACACCCGCTTGTCAGGGTACCGCGCCTGCAGGACGTACTTCGTGCCGGGACACCGCTTCGCTGGACCCTGCGCGGTCGGGATGAACCGCCGCATACGGAAAGTCGAAGATGCGTACTTGTCGAAGTCGGTGCGACCGCTCATCAGCGACCCGACCTCGCCACCGTTGAAGTTGACGATCGCTGGGTTGACGTTCGGCATCAGAGCCTCACGGACAGCCAAGAGGTGTCGGCAATCGACTCCGGTGGGTTCTCGATGGCGTTCGCTCGGACCGCCTCCATCAGACACAGGCGATAGTCACGCAGCGCCGCGTTCTTCTTGCCATCCGATTGTGTCAAAGCCTCTGCTACGTTGTACGACAGCAGAGCCGCAAAAGCCTCATCAAACGATGAGTCAAACTTCGTCGGGTCAGTCACCCGCGACAGATAGCGCAGGTTCATCTGCTCAGACGAGTTGGTCAGTATCTTGCCACCCTCGAGCTGGTACTCCTGCCCACCACCGCCAATCAGGTCGGACAGGTCCGGAGCAGGGAAAAACGCACCAACCTGCAGGATGCGCAGACAGTCGGTCGGCAGGGTGAACTGGTACGAATAGCCGAAAGTCGGCACCGCGACATCAGCCGCGATGTTCGCCCGCTTCACGCAGAACCGCCAGTTGTAGGTACGCTGCAGCTTGTCGCGCAGCATCCCGTAGATGGCGTTCAGCTCACGAGCAGGCTTCGTGTTTTCCGTGAGCGAAGTGATCCGCAGGTCACCAATCTTGGTGAGCGCGAGGTTCGCAATTGCAACGTCACTCGTAGCCACGGGCTCCTCCCGCAGCTATCAGGCTGGCGGCCAAGTATCCTGAACGATTGCTTCCTTGAGCGTATCGAGCGCCAACAGCACCTCGAGCTTGCTCATACCGATGAGATCCACACGCACCTCGACATCGAGGCCGGTCGTGGATGCACTTTCGGTCACGCTGCGAACACCGGCAGCGCCACGTTCGATTCCATAGAAACGGTCAGACATGTCTGTCTCCCAGAAAGAAGAGGCGAGCTGGTTTCCCAGCCCGCCCCTGTACCTTACGCCGTGTAGCGCCCAATGAGCTTCACAGTACCGCTGGCGTCAGCAGCGCCCGTGAGGGTCATGGTGACGTCGTAGAACACCGACGGATCGCTCGTAAGACCGAGGGCGTCCCACAGCTCCTTGCCCGAGTTGGCAATGGTAAACACCGCCGCCTCATGCAGGACATCAGTGCCGTTGATGGCACCCGCGTTGAGCACCAGAGCCGACGCGAAGAAATCGGCATCCTGCACCGCGCCGCCGTCTTTGGCGGTGCGGTAGAGGCCGATATCGGCGGCGGTCGTGGTGCCGATGTCCGGGGCGTAGATACGGAGGTCGGTGACCACCGCGTTCGACGGGACCCGGAACATCCGGTAGGTCGATGTGGCCGAGTCGGCGCTGACGATTTCGACCGTTGCGACCTTGGTGCGCTCGAAACCACCGTCTACACGGGGGTTGTTGAGCACAGCAGGAACCGCGTCAGCGTTGGTGACGAGGGAGGACTTTCTTGCTTCAACTGCCATGGTAGTTTACTCCCTTACTCTGCACACAGGATGTCAACGACCTTCTTCTCTTCGGTGCGCGTCGCGCCGAAGGTACCCATCAGGTAGACCTGATACGGGTGCGAAGACAGGTCACGACGCTGCGTGACGTTGGACATGATGTCGTTCCAGGTTCCCAGATGCACACCCGACGGCACCCAGACAGGGCAGCGGCGATGGCTCGAGGAGGTCGGAAGACGCTCGGTGTGGATGAAGTTAA